TCTATTAGTAAATATTGGTTGTGGTAGTACACCGTCAAATATTCTCGGTTGATTTAACCCTTCTATTGTTTTTTCAGGATCGACTATTAATATTCCTGGAACTGTTGTATAGTTTGCGCCCGGATCATACATTATAAATTTTTGAAGTCTACTTGAACTTACTGTAACTCTAGCAATTGCTCCTGCGCCAGATTGTAAAGTTATTATTGAATTTCCAGCACTACCAGCGCCGCCATCGCCGCGAATGAACCATGCGCCTTCAGGTGTACTTGTTGATCCTGCAAGACTATGCCCAGCATCATTTAATGAGTATGCTGTACTATCTTCAGAGAACCATTGCCAAGCAAATCCGTCTTTTGATTTTGCCATATAATTTGTCAAAGCTGAGTTTACAGTTGTTGTAGCAATAAACTCTCCATGAGCATATATAATATCGGTCAAGCCAGTTGCTGCTGGCAATGTTTCTAAATGTGCATCATCGGAATACCAAGTTGCACCGTCAAAACTATATGCAGCATTTTTATCGCCAACTGCTACAAATCTACCATTACCATACGTAACATCAGTCCATGTAACAGATGTGTCTAATACTCCAGTCTGTAATGTCCAGTTCACACCTTCATTTACACTTGTTAGTGCAGTGCCATTGGTTTGTAACAATACCCAAATACCGTTTCCGTATGCAACACCTATTATACTACCACCAGAAGAAATGCCGCCGATAACTTGATTAGTAACGCCGTCTGGTGTAAATCTAGTAACTCCACCAGTGCTCGATAACATACTAAGACCTGTTGATTGATTTGTTGCTAACCCTGTGTAGGCGAAGTTTGAAATTGCAAAGTTAGTCCATGTTGATGTTGATGTATCATAGTTGTAAACTACTGGACCGTTTTGGAAGAACATATTAGTCCCTGAAGCTCCAGTAGGGCCAAAGCCCCATGCTACATTTAAATCTTCGCCTGCTGTAAACGTTGTGCCGTCAGTACTTATTGCTGTTTCTCCTAAGCGATTTATTACTACATACGTTCCGTTTGAGTATTGAATTGCTGATGCCCATTTGCCGCCTTCGCCGGCTGTTAAAAAGTCTGCAGGAAAAGTTTTTGATGTGTTATTGTTTATAGTTACACCTGGGTCATCTATTATAACTCTTGGCTCTAAACTATATCTAGTTGTTGCATCTAATGTTGTTTCAATTGGTCTTCCGGGATATAAATTTTCCCAACCACTAGTATCGTTATATTCTTTACTAACAATTGCAACTTTGGTCAATTCGTCGTACCCAGTAATGTACCCGTATTGACCTACACCTTTACCTGAAACAATTACAATTCTCATACCTATATATTTTTCAGGTGTCCCTGTGCTGTCCGAAGCAGCTAGCGTTATTGATCCAGTATTGCCGCCTTGAGCATTGTTCAGCAAGTATTGATAATTTAGTCCGCCTGGCGTACTTGAATCAGAAGGATCAATTAATCTAATTTGTGATATAGCGTTATTTCTATATTCATCATATGCTACTGTAGCATTAATACCTGGTCCTGATATAGTAGAAGTTGCACTGGTGTAACTTTGACCAGCATGATCATAACCAAATGCTACTAATTCATTACCATTAGTATGTACAATATTTACTTGTGCTTCTAATGTGCGGTTGTCTATTTCAGCTGTGATCGGTGTTTCGTTAGCATCAAATCCTTCTGCTACACTTCCGTATGTACCATAACTGTTGTTGCCGTTAGTAGCACGTAATACGCCGCCGTTTTCAGCCAAATAACCGATATGACAGAAATACGTAAACACTGATACAAGTTCTGATCTACCACCATTAAGTGCCCAATATCCAATACCGTCACTTAATACTTGTGTAAAGTCATTAGCAACAACTGATTTGTTTCCGCCGTTGTGTAATGATCCATCAATTTTCATACCTATACATCCAGTACCGAATGTAGTTACATTTTGTACATAGCATGATTTATTAGTAATCCAAACAGAAGTGTCAGCTGGGCCAGTGCCCGGATCAAGACTTACAAATGCGCCAGCTGTTGGACGTTGAGTAAAATATTGATTTGGCGTACCTAATGTTCCTGTTAACCCTTGAAGCGTCATATTTCTAATACCACTACCATTGTTTACTAGAAACATGTTTATTAGTTCATAACCAGCAGCTGGTTGAATAACAGTACTTCTTAATTCGTCTCCTACCAATGCACAGTTTCTTGGAACTTTAATAGGCAACTGTTCGTTATATTGTCCAGTTTTAATAAAAATAGTAGTGTTTACGTTGCTAGTATCTATGTTAGCTTGGATATACTCGCATGCATATTTTACTGTTTGAAACGGTGCGTTTAGAGTTAAGCCTGCTCCGGCAACATTTATTCCTTCTGGTGCTACATAAAATACTTTGGTTACTTCTTCAAAGTTTTGCCAAAGTATATCACCAGCCGAAGCTTTTAAAAGATTACCAGCCGAGCCAATTGCAAAGCGTGTAGTTTCAGTACCGTCGTGTGTTCTTAAATCACCTCTGTAAGCTAGTACATTACTAGCAGTACCTTGGATCAATACTGTCCAATAATTGTCTGTTAGATTTTCAATATCTAAATCAGGACGATTATCACTTTCTGTACCTAAGTGGCGAGCAATACAAATATATGCAGTGCCTGCATATGTTACAACGTCACCTAAATGATACTCTACATTGTCAATCCATGCGTTTTTCCACTTGCGTCCAGTAACTAATACTTGCCATTTAGTATCATCAGTATCTGGTTTTATTCCTGTACTGTCACCTATTGCAATATAAAGATATCCCTGGTCTCTTATAACACTTCCTGTTTTATAAGCAGTAGCTGATAACCAGTCGCCTAAATGTTTGTAACCAGCAACAAGTAGTTCCCAATCGCCTGTATCTTGTAGTATTCCATTTACACTAGGAACACTATTTAAACTAGCATTTAATGCAGTGTACGCATATCCGCCGTACATAACAATATCGCCTGCATCATACTCAGCATCGGCTTCCCATATAGCTTCGAATTCAAGTCCTGGAACATAAATTTCCCAACTAGCTATATCACTTCTTAGAGCGGATCCAGCTGTGTGTCCTTGAATTGCTCTCCATAATGATCCGCCTGATTTTACAACATCATACTTTTTATACCGTATTGCAGATGTCCAGTTGCCTTTGTATTCAATACCTTCTAAGAATATTTCCCATTTTGACTGATCATTTTCGAGACCGTCATCAATGTCATCTGTGCTTGTATGACCTTCTAAACATCTATAACTAATAGCACCATATTTTACAATATCATCTACGGTATATCGAGTACTTATAGTCCAATCAGTTCTCCAATTATCGCTTCTTGAAACAATATTCCATTTGCTTTGATCATCTTCAAGTCCTAGAGCATACGAATTTGCAGCAACATGTTTTTCAATACAAATATAAGTTATACCATTGTATATTACAACATCGCCTAAATTATAATATTGAAAAACAGCTGGGTTAGCAGTTGGATCACTAGGTGTCCACGTGTTTAACCAATTGTATGTTGTTGCAACAATTGTCCATTTTTCAATATCTTGTATTAGTCCTTGTGATACAATGTTAGTAGATGAATGTTCAACAATACATTGATATACATAGCCACTGAATTTAACTAAATCGCCTCTGTTGTAATAGGTGCTGTATAACCAATCACTGCGCCATTGTGTGCCGTCGAACATTAATTCCCAGCGTGTATTAGGGGCTGCTAGATTTAAATCTGCATAAATGTTGCCTGCGGCTGATTCATGTCCGATTAAACATACATATGTTTTACCTTGGAATCTAACAATGTCGTCTTTAACGTAGTTAGTTGAGGCAATCCAATCGCCTTTCCATCTAAACCTAATTCGTTCTAAATTAAACTCTGCCATTTACCTTCTCTCTTATAATCCGTTTGATGATGAATTTTCATCATATGTAAAGCTGTGATTTACTCTTGCTATTAATTCGCCTTCTGAATTAATGTAGTAAGATATATTTCTACCATCCCAACGTAGTTGTTCATAATTTAAATTTTCATAAACTAAATTATGATTAACATCTCTACCTTCGTAAAAGTCTTGACCTTCTTGAAAACTAGGATAATTTTTTGTTGGGTCGCCTGGGTTGTTTATTGTAACACCATCAGTTGTTGACATTTGATCCATTTTTCCGATAAACAATTCGCCTTGGTCAGTTCTGCGTAATCCATAAAAATATCTATCTGGAATTGCTCCGTCTAAATGATCTGGTGTTGTACCTGTGTAATTTGACATAATTTATTCCTTATACAATATCTACGTAACTAATAACTGCATCTAATGCTGCATCGGTGCTAGCAACTATATATAATTCATTATCCGGAGCAAGTATTAATTTTTCTCCTGCTGCTAGTGCTTTTAAACTACTATTTGGCGGTACCATAACGTCTTTCATTAGATAACCTTCAACACTTGTGTCATCGTGTACTAGTATACTTGCGTAAACTATAAAATCTGTTAGGTTAGCTAAGTTGAGACCAATAATAGTTGATCTTGTAGCTGCATCTGTTTCTAGTACAAGTATAGGAACTGGTCCTACTTCTTTTACTACTTTGTTTTTAAATTGTGTTGCCATCGTTTCTTATCCTAGTGTTAGTACGTATTCAATTGCTAAATCTTCTGCTGCTGAAAAACTAATCGAGCCTGTTGCGCCTGCAACTGATACCCAGCTAAATCCGTCCCATATTTCTAAATATCTTTGTTCTGTGTTGTAACGAACCATTCCTGTTTCTCTATATGCTTGCGCAGGACGTTGAACATTTGATCCAACAGGAACAATAAATCCTCCTGTGCCATCAATTTTAAAGTAGCCAGAACCTTGCTGTTCAAAATTAAAAACTCCATCTACTTCAGTGTTTGTAACAGTCGAGTCTTTAAATGCAATATTATCAATTACAACTGATCCTGTGCCATTTGCACTCAATGTTAAATCAGTATTTGCTGTTTCAGTAGTTATAGAATTACCATCAATACTTATATCATCAACTTCTATTCTCGGAGTAGATAGTTTATCTGCATCAATTGTAGTAACTACGCTGTCTTGAATGTAGAATCTAATTACGCCATCGTTTGCGCCAGGAGTAAGTTCTGCTGTAATACGTGTGTCTAAATCTAAATCGTAAACACCGTTAAGTGCCATCCAGTTGCCGTCATAGCCTTCATACAAATTAGTATCAGTATTATAACGAATCATACCAGTGGCTGGTGTAGGTCTAGATGCTGTGTTGCCTTTTGGAAGTTGTAGAGCACTTGTTGAATTAATTCTAACAGTGCCGCTGTCTGCGTCTAAGTTGATATCTCCAGTTAAACTTTCAATAGTGTTGCCACTTAATCTTAAATTACCTGTATCAATCTTTTCGCCAGTAATAGTTGTTTGACTTCCGCCTGTAGTAATTGTTATACCACTTGACGTATTAATGTTAAATGTTGAACTACTAAAGTCTACAGTACCGTCTTCTTGATTAACATAAAATAAATCTCCAACTCTAAAATCACCTTTGTGATCTACTGAGCTGTATCTTATTTGTGCATTATTTAATTCAACAACTTCGTTTGCTTGTATTACATTATTATCATCGTTGTCTACTTCTTTACCTACACCAATGTATGCTAAGTTTTGACTTATCAAGTACATTAGTACACCTGGTCCATCACCAACTATACCAAAATTGCCGTAAACACAAGCACTCGCAATTGAACGAACTTCTGCGCCGAACTCTGTTTGATCTGCTAGTGTAACAAAATTAGCAGTAGAACCGTTACTGAATCTTAAATCTTGTGAGTTAAGTGTATCGTCAACAATTGTAGTTGCACCATCTACTGCATTATTAAAATGTAGTAATAGTTTAGTATCAGTATCACTTGCAAATTCTGATGCAGGTACTACAAAGTTTCCTGTATATCTTGCTAGGTCTTTTGTAACTCTAAATTCATCTACGTAGCCGTCTAGTTTATTTGCACCATCCCAACGGGCACCAATAATAAGAGGTTTAGCAATATCATAATCTACCGGAGATACTGTCCATGTTCCTTGACTCGAACCGTTTAAAAATAATCTTGTATCGTTACCGTTGCGACTGATTGCAATGTGGTACCATTGTCCTGTTGTTAGTGTTGCACCTGTAATTCTATCTGCACTATATGAGTAAAAGCGCAGTTCGCCGCCGGCATCAATATAAACTACTGGTGCTACGTCTGATCCTGCACCTGCTCTAAAATCGAATAAGTTTGTAATAGCAGCTACACTATTAAAATAAAACCAACCTTCTACAGTATAATTGCCTGTACCAAACCCAAAATCATTGTTTGATGCTATTCCGATATAATCAGTAGTACCATTAAGTTCTAAGCTACTAGTTCCAAACTTTTTAATTGTAGTATCTGTTGTTGGTGTTCCGTATTTGGTTATTATTTTTCCGCCACGTTCACCAGCAGTTTCTAATCCTGTTAAATTACCTGGTATATAAAATTTACCATCTGAATCAACACTATCAATTGTTCCTGTTGCAAGAACTGTAACACCATCTGTATCATAGTAGGTGAATGTGTTTCCAGGAGTAATTGTTCCGCCTGATAGTCCTCCTACTCTAACTGCTGTTTTGCCTGTGCCACGTAAACCTGTTGCGCCATCAACGCCATAAATGCCTCTATTAGCAAAATATGTAAATGAATTTAACCATTCTATTCTAGCGCCATTTGTTGCTGTAATAGCGTCTACACCGGGTGTAATAAATGTAGCACTATGGAACAGCATAGTAGCTTCCAAGCTTGTAGCGCCTGCTACAGCGCCGTCTATGTACGCTCCTTTGCCAGCATCGCCTTCGTTAAAGCCTCTAGGATCAGCGGCGCTTGTAACGCTGCCTTGTGTGATAACACTGATATTTCTAATGTAGGGTGAACGATTATTTCCTGATACTGTGAATCCTGTTGCTAGTTTAAATGCGTATCCTGTGTAAAATCCTGAAATAGTTAAATCTTCTATTGTGCTGCCACCGTTGAGCAAGAATGCATCATTACTCTGTGTAGCAACTGTTGGAGTAATATTAACTCCACGTATGCTGTGACCTTTTACAGTAACGCCTGTAGGCACAGTCATCGGAAATGCTTCTTGATACACGCCTGGATAAATGTGTATTGTGTCGCCACTTGTAGCTTGACTTAGGGCATATTTTAGAGTGCCAAATGGATCGTTAGGATGATCGCCTGTATAAGTATCGTCACCGTTTTCAGCAACATAATAAATATTGCCTTGACGTAGTGCAATATCAACACCGTCTACTATAATAGAATCTGTGGTAACTGTTCCTGCATAAAAATTCTGTGTGTGAACATCTGCCCACGTTTTTCCAGATTCGCCTAGTTTGTATGTGTTGTCAGCATCTGGTATAATATCTGAATTAATTTCTGCGTTAAATGTAATATTATCAGTATCAGCATCACCAATAGTAATGTTACCATCTGCTGTAATATTACCTGTTGCTGTAATATTACCTGTTACATTTGTATCTGCAAATATTTCTACAGTGCCAGTGCCGTTAGGATTAAATTCAATGTTTGCATTAGTTTCATTTGAACTAATGACATTGTTTTCTAAATCTAAACTGTCAATTGTTAATTTGTTTTGGTATATAACATTATCAGCAGCACCTAAATTAAGTGTAGGCTGATTTGTTGAAATTGTTGTACCTGTGATAGTTACATTGCCAATATTAGCAAGTGTGCTAACTTCTAGAGAAGGTGCTCTAGTTGTACCAGTTACGTCTAAATCGTATTGAGGGTCTGATTTGTTAATGCCGATACGACTGTTAACAACATCTAGATATAATAAGTCGTTCTCAAATGCAAGATTTACTCCTTCACGAAGTAAGTTTGCTTTTAAGAGCGGACCCGATATGCGACCGATAGCCATCTCTTCTCCTCAATACGGGGATCCTGTCCCTCTAGCCAAATTCGCAGCCTTTCGGCTCTTTGCTGGTTAACCACAGTATGACACTTCAATACAATGGTCGCTGTATTGCAGTAATAGTATTTATCGTTTTTGGGTATTATCCTAGTACAAGGGTATAGATATCAACCAGTTCTTTTAGAATAGGATCAGTTACTTCTTCGCCTTCGCCTGCTGCTCGTTGCCATGCACCTAGCTCATCTTCGCCGCCAGTTTCGTTATATACTTCTAAAAATCCTAATCCTGCGCCAGCTTCTGTATTGTATCTAGTTTCGCCAGTAACAGCTGAACTATTTCGTTCTGCATTATTACCAAATGGAACAACAAGTCCTGTAGTTCCGTTAAATTTTACATATCCTAAACCTGTTGTAGCAAGTGTTAGTAAATTATTAGATGTATTAGAAAAATTATTATCTTTCAAATCTATGTCAAAGACATTAACAACATTTGTTGCTGTAGCTCTTCTAAGTTCTAAATCTGAATTTGATAATGTTGTTGTTATAAGGTTGTTGTCAAACAACACATCGCCAGTAGATAATCCATGTAAGTTAGTACTGTTACTATCAATTGAACCTATTTGGGTGCCGCCTACTGTTAATACTATTGTGTTGTTAGTATCATGTGCGTCTACACCTTCTTGTCTATCGCTTGAATATATTCCACCAAAACTTAAATTACCGCTTGAGTAACCTTCAAATAAACTTGTATCAGTATTAAATCTAAAGTCAGCAGTTTCGTTGTTCTGTTGTAGTGTTGTACCTCTACTTACAATCAATGCTGCATTGTTATCTGTATTAAATAGTTCAGTTTGCGGGCTTAGATTTAAGTCGCCGTCGAGGGTAGTAACTGTATTTCCAGTAATTCTTATATTACCAGTATCAACTCTTTCACCATCAATAAAAGTAACTTCTAAACCATTGTTTACAGTTATGTTGCCGATTCCACTAAAGTCAATAGAGTTTGCATCAATACTTGTTTCGCCCGTATCAAAGTCTACAAAGAAATTTTCGCCTACGCTAAATTTACCTTTTTGATCTGTAAGAGTATATACAATGCTGCCAGAATTTAATTCAACTACCTCTTGACTAGGTATTGCAAGTGTGTTATCATTAGTTGTGTCTTTACCGGTACCAATATAAGCAAGATTATGACTAATTAAATACATCAGTGTATTTGCGCCGTCTGCTACTACACCAAAATTTCCGTATACATTTGCTGAGCCAATTGACCTAACTTCTGCACCGTAACGTATCGAAGCATCAGGCATTAGTTTGCCACTAGCACCTTGTGTAGCATACAATCCTCTATTAGCAAAGTATGTAAAGCTGTTAAGCCACTCTACTCTTACACCGTTTGTCATTGTAATACAATCAACGCCGGGCGTAATAAATGTTACACTATGAAATAACATACTAGCTTCTAAACTTGCACTGTCTAATGTTGCACCGTCAATTAATGCGCCTTTGCCTGCATCGCCTTGTGCAAAACCTCTTGGGTCACTTGCACTTGTTACACTGCCTTTTGTAATAACTGTTACGTTTCTAATATACGGTGAACGTGTGTTTACTAAGCCGCCGGCAGTAAATTGAAATGCATATCCATTATAAAAATCTTTAATAGTTAAGTGTTCGATTGTAACATCATCTTCTAAATAAAATGCACTATTAGTTTGTGTTGCAACTGTGGGTTTAATAATAACATTTCTTATATCTTCACCAACAATATCTGTATGAGAAGGAACAGTTAGTGGAAATTCTTCTTCGTATTCACCTGGAAATACGTGTATAACTGTTGGGCCAGAAGTACTTCCATCTATTACACTTAGTGCGTGTTTAAGTGTACGAAACGCACCGTGTTGATGATCACCTACATTTGTATCACTACCTAATGTACTAACATAAAATGTATTTCCTTGACGTCTTGCTAGGCTGGAGTCGCCGCTGCCAACAATTACTTCATCAAGAACAACTGCTCGCGAGTTTAATAGATTACTGTAAATATCTAACCATTTTTTACTAAGCGAGCCTAAATCGCTTGTGTTAGTTTGATCTGGTATAATATCACTATTAACGTCAGATGCAAACGTTACATTATCTTCGTCATCGTTGCCAAAAGTAAAATCGCCAGTAGTTTGTATATTGCCTGTTGCATGTAATGCTCCTGTAATATTCCAGTCACTTTGAATATTTACTGTACCATTTCCATTTGGACGGAGCTCTATATTAGTATCTGTAGTTGTTGTGCTAATAGTATTAAAATCTAATTTTAAATTATCAGTTGCAATCGAAGTAGCAGAAATGTTATTTGCAGCATTAAAGTTAATAAAGCCGTCGCCGCCGAGCGCAACAATTTGACTGGTGTCAATTGTAAAATTTGCAATATTATTGTAGGTTGAAATTAAATTTGTTGACGCTAATGTTGTTGGTATAGTAAGTGCATCAGATGCAGCTTCTGTATTAATACCAATTTTAGAATTGTTAACATCAAGGTGTAAGAGTGCAGTATTACCACTAGTGTTTTTAAAATTAAGATTAATACCTTGACGTAAAAGATTGTCTTTTAATACGCCGCCGCCAATGCGGCCATTTTGTGCTTCTGGCATGCCCTACTTCTCCTCTGACAATGTATTTATTTGTCTAGGTTATGAATTACAGTAACTGGTTTGCCAGTAGGCACAGGACTTGTAAATTTAATCCACCAACCTGTACCTGTTTCAGTATAAGGATGATTAGGACCTTCTTCTGCGCCACCGCTTGTAACTTCTGCTGTTTGATGTATTGTATAGTTTGTAGTGGGTATTTGTACTACATTTTCAATTAATACAATAATATTATTAGCAGTTGCAGGAACAGGATAATCTGGATCATTACTTTGTAATTCGCCAAACACAGTTTCGTCTGCTGCTATGTTACCAACGCCTAGATTTTGCCAAACAATTCCAGGATCTTGATTAGGTTCTTTAAAGCGCACTTCTCTCCATGCACCGTTTTGGTATACTTCTAATTGATTGTCGGTACTGTTATATCTTAGTTGTCCTGCACTTGAACTAGTATCAATTCCTGCTTCGCCAGGACGTTGTGCCAAAGTTCCAACTGGAACTTTCATAGCACGAGTACTATCGACAACTACTTGGTCGTCAATATCATACTTTACTCCTTTAGAGTAAATACCTCTTAGATTTGTACTTTGTGCTTTGATTAATCTCATGTTATACTTCCAAATAACTCACTGTCGCTGCAAGGTCAGTTAGTGCTGCTCCAATGTCAGGTTCAGCAACAAATGAAATTTTATCGCCAACTTCTAATACAATTTTTTCACTATCAAATGTAAAAGTTTCGCCTGCAGGTAATTCTAAGTTATTAATAACTCTTGTTACAGTATTACTCAAACTTGAACTTTGTGGAATTAAATGCATATCAAATGATGCCGCTGCTGTACCATTATTACAAACTAAAATATTTGTAATTGCATACGACTTACTAGCTGGAACTGTTATCATATCTAGTTGTGTAGTCGTTAATTGTTGGTTTACTATTGCCATTTTTAATCCTTAAAATAACATTCCGTATAGGAGTGCTCTGTTATTACTTACTAACTCGTCTCTGTTTCCTTCGTCATTTACGAAATAAATTCCAGAGTTTCCAGTGTACTGATCTGCTATATATATTTTAGTACCATCTAATGCTTGTGCAGGTTCTAAACTAGGGTCGCCTACACTAGGAACTTTATTTAAATGTAATGTATCATCTATTCTAATATTACCAGTACCTGCAGATCTTAGTACTAAGTCTTCATTACTTGAAATTGTTTCAATTGTTGATCCAGCAATTCTTACTTCGTCAAATTCCCAACGGTCAGCATACAACTGACTTACAACGTTGCCATCAATTGTAAATTTAATTACACTATCAACACCAGTATTTTCTTCATCATCAATTTCAATACTACTAGGTGTTGAATCGCCATCACCAATTTGACGTAAGAAAACATTTGCAAAGTTAAATGCAACATAGTCAACTACTGCCTGTGCGTTCGGTATTACATCTGCCTTTGTAGCATTATATCCTGTTAAGGTGCCACCACCATCGTATGTAAATACCTTTCTTTCGTAATCAACAGTAGGACTTACATTTACAGTGCTTGTTCCAGCATTTAATATTAAATTTTGACTTCTTGAATCGATTTGATTTGTTGCTAATGATATTAAGTTACTACTTTCATCGATTGCTATAAATCCGCTTACATCTTCATCATATTTAAAAAATGAATCAGGCAATGAACCACGATTGATTCTAATACCTGCTTCATTCAATGTAATGCCAGCGCCAGTTTCTCCACTGTTTAGTAATATAATATTATCTTCAATATTTAATTCAGCGGTATTTACTGTTGTTGTTTCGCCTCTAACTAATAAATTGCCAGATATTTCAACTGTACCCGTTTCAAAACCAGTATCCAAATAGATTTTTCCGCCAGTCTTAACGTTTATTTTATAATTACCATTGGGTACATTTAGATATTTTGACATTCTTTAATCCTATTTAAAAGTTTATGGGGGAACTTAATCCCCCATAACTAATCTTAGTCAGCTTCGAAATCGTCTGCGCCAGTGAAGTCATCAGCTGTACCAGCTTCTTCCATTTCAACTTTAGCATCGTCTGCTGCGTTATCAAAAGTCCAAGCAATACTTGCGCCTGTGTCAAGTGTTACTTTACGTCCTGCAATTTTAGTAACTTGACGAGCTGTGCCGCCGTCGTCTTTTACAGTAATAGTCATATCAGCCACAGCTAATGTACCCTGTGCTTTATCAGCTAGGGTGCAATCTTCTGTGTTTGTGCCGTCTGTGCAACGGAACTTTTTAGATCCTAATTGCTTAACGATCCAGCCGTTTGCTTCTGCTTGTCCTGTAGCACGAAAACGTACTTTAATTTCGTTGCCGTTTGCTGTTGGCTCTCCGAAATTTCTTTTATTTAGTGGTCTTCCCATTTTTTTTCTCCTATAAAAAGTAGTCCTATGCCCGTTCTATGAGCTACGCTGTGGGTACAGCATAAGTCCGCCTTGCGGCACACTATTTGACATTAGTATTTATCAATTCTTTAGAGTAACGTCTAATACCTAAAACCTTACTAGGAGAATAGAAGTCATATCTCACTTCGTTGCGTTGATTGCCGCCTAGTATGATCCAATATTCTCTACCGTTGTGTGTTTGGGTGTCAACATAGAATCCTACATGTCCTTCCCATCCTTGGTTGCCTCTTGGAAACACCACAACATCTCCACGCTGTATGTCTTCACGAGTTACAGGTTCTCCCCAATACAAAAAACTTCTAGCCATTAGTGGAGGATATTTAGTTTGATTGTTTAGGTTAGGAATGTTATCTATTTCTAATACACTGTTGACAAATGCTGCACACCATTCTATACGCACAGGATCTATGTCCAACAGTTCTTTTAGTTCTGCTCTGTGGGACCTTTCTTCTAATCCAATATAAGGCTGTGCTGTTACTACACTGTCAATTGAAATTGCTGGGGAAGAACAAGCTGCTAAAAAAGATAATAAAAAAATTAAACGTTTCACAGAATATTTAGTCAAAAAAATAGGCCCCAAAGGGCCTATTTCAGTTTACTATAAAGTAAAACTTAGCTGAAGGTTACTGATGTGTCAGTAATAGCAACGTTACCTAAGTAATCAGCTGCGTTACCAAGCGATGATGCTGTGTTGTTTAACTCAACATATCCGTAACGTGTCATAAATGACACTGTTGGTTCGAATGATGTTGGGTCAAGCACAACGCCTGAGCTCATTAGCGGGATGTATGGGCAATAGAATGCCGCTGCATCTGATTCGCTTGAACCTTTGTAGCCGATTAGTACTGCTGCATCGTCTGCTGCATATGTGTTTACATATACTTTCATTGCATTGTTCAATGTACCAACCATTTTAGTGTTAGTTGGTGCTTCGAATGTACCTTCTGTTGTTCTTGCGAACGCTGAAGTTGTAGCAGACTGTAGGATAGTTAGTGCGAATGGTGATACCACTGCCCAGTTACCTGCGCCTCTACGTGTACGCTGTGCAATCAAGTTACTTACGCGGTTGATTTGTACTGCTAGTGCAGCATGCTCATCACCTACGAAAGTAGCTGTACCTGATACTGCGCCTTGGTTGTATGTTTGTGCCGCTGCGCCAGATAGTGTTGTAAGCGATCCAATTACTTCTTGGTCGATTTCAGCAGTAATCTCTTGAGCAAGTGCTGCCATGATTTCTGCTTCAACGTCAATACCGTGCATTGACTGCGCATCTTGAGCAGCTTCAAAAGTCCAACGAGCACTCAACTTACGAGTTTTCGCTTCAACTGTCTGCTTTAAGATTTGGATTGACATTTTACGTCCAGCTGCACCTTCTAGTGTTGCTGTACTGTCTGCTTTGCCTGTGTTTGCACCTGAATACTGTTCAGCAATTTTGAATGGGCTTAGAGCTTCTTCACCTGCTGTAGTACCAACAATCGCACCGTTAGCTGCGACTGTGTCACTGTAACGTACACGTAATGTGTGGATCTGACCAACTGGTCCAGTCATTGGCTGTACGCCGACTAGTTCGTTAGCAATAACTGTTGGCATAACACGTCTGATAACTGGTAGGATAACACGGTTAAGTGTTGCTACGTTACCTGCACTTGTTGCGCCTGCTGTTGCACTCTCTGACAAATACTTGCGAGTGTTTTCTAGTGTAGCAGCCATCACAGACTTCTTGTTGCCTTGCAGGCCTTCAAGAAGAGCAGTTTTGGTGTCTACCCAGCGTGATTCTAGTAGTTCTGACATCATAATCTCCTTAATTTAATCCAGCAAGACGGCGTATGTCTAAGACATTGTTGTTTGAGTCGTCTGCTTTAGTTGTCATTGTTTTTGTTTCGGGTCTGTTGCCTGTTACTTCTGTGCCTTCTGTAATTACTGCCTTACGCTTTGCTGGAGTATTTCCGTCAATAACTGATGGTAAGTACTTATCGAAAGACTTTTGTAGTCTATCTGTCTGTACTGATTCCAGTAAGTCTGTCATAATCTCACGCTGATCTTTGCCTAGTGGCGAAATCAATGAGTTCATAATCTTAGTTCTCTTTGCTGATTCAACTAAACGAGATTTCTCTTTGTTTGCTGATTCTGCAAGAGTTTTTGCTTTTGTAGCAAATGCTTTGGCTTCTGCTAGTTGCTTGTCTTTAGCAGCTAGTACACCCATTAGTTTACTTACTTCTGAATTTTCATTCAAGTGTGAAGAAGTATACTCGTTTGCAAATGCTTCAAATATCTTACGACCAAAGTCGTTGCTTCGTGCTATATCAATATCTTCTTTCAATGAAGCAATTTCACCTTTAAGTGATTTACCGACCATTTCAGATACTGCTGTAGCACTTCTTTCGATAAAGTTAGCTTTAACTTTAGCGAAGTGTGTTTTAGCTTCACGTACTAAACGTACTTTTGTTTCAGCTAAGTCTTTTTTGTCTTCTGCAAATTCTGCAATTTCACCTGCTAGAGATTCAACAACAAACTCTTCAAGCTTGGCATATGATTCAGCCATTGCTTTCTTGTCTGCTCTTAATTCTTTAATTTCGTTTGCTAAGTTTTCAGCAACGAAACCCTTCAGTAGATCTGCATTTTCACGTTGGGCAACAGCATATTTTGCTTTTGCTTCTGCTAGTTGTTTGCGGTCCTCTGCAAACTCTGCGATCTCTTCAGCAAGACGCTCAGATAGTAGTGAGTCAATAGCTTCAACCATAGTTGACTTATCGTGCTCATACTTTTGTGCAAATTCTTCGCGTAACTCAGCAGTTACCTGCATTTTGTTTTCTTGAATCTTTGCTTCCCAAGCTTCTTCAATTTGTTCTCTAACCTCAGATGAAACAACATCGTTTTCAAATAGAGTTTTTATTGCATCTATCATTACTTTCTCCTGTTTCATTGGAGTTTACTAATCATGTTGATTAGTGATTCCTTAAGATACTTTTGTGCCTTTGTGTCGTGCTTAGTTGCCTGTGCTAATTCGTATGCCTTCATTCCCCCACGTGCATTCATAAGTGTTTCATAAATTGGTGTTGGATATGCACCAGGGGCGCTAGGCTGAGCCACAACGTCCACAGTGATTATTTCAAAATCAGAGACGGTATTGCTACCGTCATCTGCTACATTACCGCTACCACGTGACGAGACGCCTAGTTTAACTCCGCTTTCAAGCATTGTTTTAACTAGGTTCCCCATCGGTGTTGGTAAAATTTTCAGTTTTCCATAACCGTTATCGCCATCCATCCAACATTCAGTTATCATATGGCTAACACGGTCAATATTGATATTAAGACCTTCGGGATGATCAACTTCTCCGAGAACACTGTATCCTCCAGTAATTTGATCATTGAGAGTTTTGACAGCCCTGCCGATTTCATCTACAGGATACACTCGCTGATTAGCGTTGCGAACACCACCTTGGATCATAATACCTTTTAAATAAAGGTCTTTTCCTTCGTTGGCATTCTCAAGCACTATATTAGCTTGGTCGAATGTCAAATGCTCTTGTAAGTTTTTCATCAATTAGTCCTTACTATCGCTTCTTATTTGCCTACAACAGATTTTTTGTTGTCAGCAGTCTCTGGCTTCGACTTCTTTTCAGCGCCGTGTCCAGGTTCGGTTTTGCCAGCTTTTGCTGCCTTACCACCAGGAACGTTAACGTTCTTGGTATTCATGTCCTTTGCACCTGTATCACTTAAAGCATTACCTTTAACTGTACTTCCTGCTCCGGCTTCTGCGCTTGCATCTGAACCAGCTTGGTTTAAATTACCTGCTGTTCCGCCCATGTTGTTTGCGCCTGCTACTGATGACTTGGTGTTTGCACCGTTGTCGCCCATTGTAGCTGATACTTTTTCTACATACTCACGCATTGTTTCGCCTGCTGACTTTTCAGTTTCTTCAACTTCTTCGTCTGCTGCTTCTTCAACTTCTTCGTCAGCTGCTTCTTCAACTTCTTCGTCGCTTGCTTCAAACGCGAATGATTCTTCTTCTGGCTCTTCTTCAGCGTCCATATCCATGTCGCCTTCGTCATCGCCTTCGTCACCAGCCATCATTTTTTCAAATTCAGCTTTTAGGTCGTCTAGCGCATCTTCTAGGTCTTCTACACGATCTTCAACATCGCCTTCTTCGTCGCCTTCTTCACCTTCATCATCCATGTTCATGCCTAAGTCATTAGCTAAGTCGCCTGTCTGGTCTGTTGGACCCATGTCGTCGTCTGCTTCAACTTCAAATGTATCCAAGTCAAAGTTTTCTTCTAAGTCATCATCTGATTCATCTAGGTCTTCGTCTGACTCATCTACTTCTTCATCTGACTCATCTACTTCTTCGTCAGTAGCTTCATCTACTTCTTCGTCAGTAGCTTCATCAACTTCTGCTTCGTCTTCTAGTAGTGATTCATAAATGTCACGTGATTTTTCAACTACAATCTCGTGGAATAATTCTTGTGCTGCTGCTTTGTCTTCGTTAACAAGTAGCTCTAGCATCTTTTCAAATTTGTTTTGATCTGCCATTTTTAAACTCCTATAAATGTTTTTGTTGCACAGAAGAAGTCTCCTGTACGGGGCTGTCATAATATATTTACTCTATTAACAGAAAAGTACGTAGAAATAGGCCCAAAACAGCCCATTTTACAAATATTAGGTAAGATTGAACAGTTTTTTAAACTCTTCAATCGAAATATGCGATAAATTGTCGATTCTAGTCAACTCATTTGGTATAAAAGCGTTTTCTCCTAACACTCTTATATATCTTTTTTGATTAAATTTTTGACAAGTAATACAGGTTTGATTAAGCCAATTTCCGTGATATGTTGCACGGTCATGGCTTTTTTTGTAGTTTGGAGTGCTTGCATATATGTTATTAATTTTTTCTTCGATTCCTTGATAATCAAAACCTAATATATAAACATCACTAATGTCATGTGTACTAGCTAACCAAAGTGCTGTAGGACCACTACTCCATCCCTTGCTAGGATTAAAAAAATTAAATCCATTCATTCCTCTAAATGCACGATTGGGATTAGTCCATACTTCATGACTGTGTTGATATCCTGCTTTGTTAATTTCTAAAATCATTTTAGTATCAACTGCAACAAGATAATCAGGTTCAAAGTCTCTATACAATGCATTGCATCCGTATAAAGTTCCAAAAGATTTTAATTGATGTAGATCAATAGGTTTTCGACTAGTGCCGTTTCCAAGCACGAACGCTATTTTTTGCAATTATCATACTCCGGATTCTGCATTTGCTGCTATACCATACATTTGCTTTACGAACGTTTGTTCTTTACGCTTTTCTTCTGTATGTAGCTCACTTGCTTTCCGGATTCGATTAATTTGACTTAGAGATAGTCTTGTTTTACGGGTATCTTTTTTATCCATAGGAGAGTCATCATAGTCTGCCTCGTAGCGTTTGTCTTCTACAGAGTCAACAGTTTCTGGGTCGTGATAAAATATTTCTCTAAGTATCATATTGTATTTATATCGTTTGTTCAGTTCCTGGGGCCGGCGCTCCAAGTTCTTGTCCTGTTACAGTATCCGGTGCAGTTCCGTCTCCGCCGTCTTCACCACCAGCACCTTCTGGTGCTTCGTCTTCTATGCCACCTAAATCGTCAGCAATGCCTGCACTGCTAATGCCTGCGTCACGCATTTCTGCACTTGGATCTCCTGGTGTTGGTTCTAAGTTTTCTTCATTCTCTTCGCGCCACAACCGTTCGTTTTCTGCAAGTTCTTCTTCTGACATGCCTAAGAAACGTTGCATTGCAAATCTATTTGAAATGTAAGGTATTGCACTCATCTGTGTAAATGTCGGTATACGTGCATTATCAATTTCACTTTGTCTATAACTTGCAAAGTTTTGTGGAGGCTGAAACTTTAAATCAAACATTGCTGTATCAATGTTTACACCTTTGTCAAGTAAGTAGCGTTTAAATTCTGTATCAAATTCTTCTGCTACTAGATTTTGTAAACGTTCGCAATATGTATTAAATCTTAATTCTTGTATGTAAGCAGTTCCGACTCGTCCGTCATTGTACTGACTAGCACTGTCGTCAGCGCCTGTAGGCAAGTAACTGCTAGGAATTCGTAAACCGCGTACGAGCTTATTAGTAAAATATCTAAGGTCATCAATCTCTCCTAGGTTAGTACCGCCTGGTAGTGTTTCAACTTTTGATCCTCTACCTTCAGCAGTTTGTGGGAAAAAGTAATCTTCGTTAATTGACAACGGATTGTAAGAACTGTCTATGACATTTTGGCCTCCGCCTGTTGACGATGGGATACGTCTTTGATGTATTTCCGTTTTAACACGTTCCACAAACTGCATAGCAAGGTGTGAAGGCATGTTGCCCACATCAACGTAGAATACTCTGCGCTCAGGCGCACGTTGGACGCGATAGATAATAATCGCATCTTCAAGCAGTTCTTTCTGCTTGTATACTTTGAAAATAGTTTCTAATAAACTATTACCAAAAGGATAATTGTTGTCTAAGCCTTCTGAAAGACTTAAATGTACAACATGTTCTGCATCAACAGTAAATTCACTATCATCAGTTGTAAAACGTGAACCACTCATACTTGACTGTGGCCCTACCATACCTTTGGCTCCGCCACCGCCTACTGTACTAGAACTATTATATTGTCCGCCGCCTGCTGGACTCATGTTGCCATTGTTTACATATGGAGTTGTTGCAACACCGTCTTTAAAATTAAAGTTTACATTTTTAATTACATATTGCTCAGGAACTTTACCTTCGCTCTCATTTACGATAATACGTGTTACGTTTGCAGGATCAACATGAAACCATTTTTTAGTTTCTGGATCTCTTAGGAAAAATTGATCTCCCATTTTAAATACATTGCGTAGTATTCTAAATATTTTTGTTTCAAAATTTTGTAGTTTATTCCACTGTTGCAAATACTGTCCAATAATAGTAATTTCACTATTAGTTGCAGGTTTGCCTCTATAATCTACAATAAACGGAGTATTGTTTTGTTTGTTTTTTTGTGTACAAAACTCAGCAAGAATATCAAGAGCAGCATTAACTTCACTGTCTTGATCCATTGTGTTATATTGTCCGTAGCGTTCAACTCTATTTGGACTACCAACATAAACATCAGGCAAATAGCTCGAATAATTAGAACGTGCCGGGCCAGCCATATTACCATTACCGCGGCTTGTAAACGGAGAATAACTTCCGTTTTGGTTATCACCTGTCGGTACTGGTGTAAAATATTTTTTCCACGACATCTTTTATTGCTCCTTATTGTCCAACATTACTTACCCCGCCACGGGCCAAATTACTAGACTGTATGTTTTTAGTGTTATTGGCTGTTCTTTCTTCAAAATCTTTTATATCCGAAAGTACTGCCAATACCTGTTGCATAGTACTATTTAACTGTTGAGAGCTCTGATTTGTCCCACTTGTGGACATACTAATGCCGTTTAATAGCTCACCAGCATCAGCTCTACTAGTAAACAAAGTATCATTGTCTTTACTTAATTCTTCGTTTAAATTGGAAAGTGTTTCAACTAAAGCATCCATAGCTTCAGTATAACTTCTAATTCCAGATGTGTCAAGTGTATTAACTGCATTAAGTTGTGTTTGCAGATTTGGTATTTCAGCAAATGTTTTTAATCCGGTTGCAAAATCTGTAAAGTCTATGCCTGAAATACGCGAAAGCTTGTTTGGATTTAATCTGTTCATGCTTGTATTAAATTGATCAAAGCTTATTACAGAGACTCGTTCCATTCGACTTACTTGATCTTCTGTTAGCATTGCTGCTGCTGCTGAGCCTGCTGGCGCTGGGTTGACTGGAGGTGTTGGTGTGCCTGCTGGCGCGGTTTCGCCATCGCCTACTATCGCCTCGCCTGCTTTACCACCTAACCAACTACCACCAAAATAACCAAGAGCTCCGCCTATAGCGCCGCCGATAGCAGTACCAATAATCGGTACAAATGATCCTGCAATAGCGCCTGCTGCTGCGCCTGCTAATGCGCCGGTGCCGCCTCCGGCTGCTGATGAAACTCCAACAGTTTTTTCATCTCTGGTTAACGAATCGTCTGTTGCAATCATTCCAATTTCAGCAATACTTAGTAATGCTGCTAATGGGCCTAACAATCTAGATGCGCCGCGGCCTAAACCTGCTGCTGTTTTGCCCATTCCGCTGCCGCTTGTGCCTGGTGCATTATTTAAACTTGTAAATCTACCTGTTCTAGGATCTCTGCCAACAGTTGCGCCAGTTCCTGGAGCAACAGGAGTAGTACGAGGCATTACCATAGCCCTAGCACCTCTAGCCATCATCTTAGATGCGCCAGCCACCATTGCTAATGCCAGCGGACCACCGCCTGCAAATAGTACACCTGCGCCTACTACCATTGCTTTTGTAACGAGGCTTTGCTCACCCCACCAACTGGTAATGCCTTCAACTAATGCATCTCTAGCCTGATATAGCAATCCGCCTTCGCGATCAACTTCAACTTCCTTTTCACCGTCAGGTGTGTTTATCATTTTAGTATTAGGACCTAAGAACACATCTTTTATTAAATCAAATGTGAAAGCACCTATACCGCTTATTGCATCTTTAAAGAAATCTTTTATAAACACCATAGGATCTTCAGCTTCTTTAAAGTCAGTAATAAATTGTTTAATTGCAGGACCTACAGTGTCACGTAACATATCTCCTATTGTTTGGAAGTGTCTAGCAATTCCTGTGCCTTCGATGTCATTTCCGTCTTCGTCTTTGTCAGGAGCAATCATTCCTGCTATTTCTCTCAGTGCAGGACCTATTGCTTCCATTAGAGGAGTAACAACTTCAGTTTGGAATGCTGCCTGCAGAGTTGCCAAACTTGCAGTAAATTCTGCCATAGTCTGTGTACTGGCAGCTCGTCTGTCTGCTTCAGCTTGTGCATCTTTTGCTGCTTGAAGGGCTCTTGCTGTATCAAGGTCACCGGTTACAGTAAGGTAGTCAGTATACTTTAAGCTTGCATCATTAAAGAATCCAGCAATGATGCCCAGGTCACCCTCAACACCAACTGCTGCTGCATCTAGCAGTGTTCCAAATTGAGTTGCTGAGTTTTTGTTTGCTTCCATCAATGCTACATTGTCAGTAAGAATTTTTGTTGACATATCACTAACTGATATTGCTTTATCTTGCGCCGTGTTCAAGCTGTTTGTTAGTATGCCCATTTGTGTGCCCATGGTTGCAGTATACAAACGAGCCTCTTCTGTAACAGGAGGCATATTTAAGAATTCAGCTGCTAGTGCATCTACAGCAGCTTTGCCGCCAGCTGCTTGTGCTTGCTGCATAGCCATGTTTACTTTGGCTTGTTCGTCTGCGCTCATTGTTGCAAGTTTTCGTTGGAAGGCTACCTGTTGCAATTTTTGTTGAATTTCTGCTTCAGCTGCTTTTGCTTCTTTGCCAGACAGCTTGGCAAGTGTGGTCAAATGTTTTGCATAATCTCCTGCAACTGCTGCTGTTCTTTTTAGTTCTTCACCTTCTAAACGCTTGCCTCTGTTACCAGCTCGTGTTAGATATTGGAAGTCTAGCATTGCTTCATTGATTTCTTCAAAAGTAAAACCCATGTTCAACATGCTGTCTACCATGTCCCTATTACTAGCTGTCATTCTAGCAACCATTTTTGCACCTTGGGTTGCTGTTCCTCCAAACGCTGCTAGCTTGTCAGTGTTTGCTGAAATAAATCCAACAAATTCATCAAGACCTAAACGAGCAGTGGCTGCTGAATTTCGCAATTCAACCAAACTATTGTTAAATGCTGCTCCAGATGTTGCTACATTCTGAAATGCAGCAAAGCTTTCATCAAATAAGCCAGTAAGTATACCAAGTTTTCCGCCGATCAATGGTAATTGTCCAGCAAATGCAGTTAGTGATTTTTCACCAGCAACAAATGCTTTTACCATCTCTGTGCCGCTTCTTGCAACACTTGCAAATGCACCCAACAGTGCTCCGCCTGCAACACTGCTTAATTTTTTAAGAGCATTTGTTGATGCAGTGACTGCTTTGCTATTTGTTTTTATTGCATCTCTATTTTTGGTGCTTACAACAATGTTATCACCAGTTGCTTTACTAAGTGCAGTAAGTTTCTTGTTGACATCTTTGGGATCAATGCCAGCTTTTTTAGCCATGGCTTCTGTTACTGATATAAGACGTTGTAGTGTAACTTCACTAGCTACGCCATTGCCGCCTACATTGCCAATTTCTACTTCTTCAGCCACTATTTGTTTCCTAAGTTATGTGCGCATATAAATAATAGAGATACATACTTATACATTGTATTTATACGGAGAACTTAATGCCAGAATTTAACCCAGAACAGTTTAGTAGCAATATTGAACAAAATCCTTTAAGAAAATATTTTAGACAACCTAAAGTGTATATCACACTGCCTTCGAGAGGTGAGTTTTACCAAGAAGGTGTGCTTGAAATGACTGAAAACAAAGAATTTCCAGTTTTTGCAATGACTGCCAAGGACGAATTAATTATTAAAACTCCTGATGCGTTATTGAACGGACAAGCAACTGTTGATGTAATACAAAGTTGTATTCCTAATATAAAACATGCATGGCAGATGCCTAGTGTTGATCTAGACGCATGTTTGGTAGCAATCCGTATAGCTACATACGGCGAAAGCTTAGATATCACCACCAAAGTTCCAGTGTTGGGCGAAGATAGACAATTCACTGTAGATCTTAGACAAGTACTAAACAAGTTGGTAACACCTACGTTTGACTACAAGTTGAAGATTGGTGACATCAGTGTTGAGCTACGTCCATTAACCTACAAAGAATTCACTGAAACCAATTTGAAGACTTTTGAAGAACAAAGAATATTTCAACTTGTAAATGATGACGAATTGGATGATGCAGAAAGACTTAATAGATTTGGACAAAGTTTTAAAAAACTTACAGATCTAACAGTGGGAATGTTGACCAAAAGTATTGCTAAATTAACAATCGGCGACGAAGAAGTTACCAATCCTACATTTATCAACGAATTTATTGACAATGTTGATAAAGAATTTTTTAAATCAATCACTGACCACTTGGAAAAGCAGCGTAAGAAGTTTGCAATTGAACCAATTAAAGTAGAAAGCAACGAAGAAGATGTAGCTGCTGGCGTTCCTAAAACTTGGGAAGTGCCTATCACATTTGACCAATCAAATTTTTTCGTATAAGGATCTTAGCTTGGACAGTGGCTGAGATCCTGGAAGAAGTCAAAAACTACGAAAACCAACAAAAAGAAATAAAATCTGACATAATGAAACTGTGCTGGTACATGCGCGGTGGCATGACGCTTGAAGAAGGTTTTAGTATAAGTTTTGAAGATAGACAACTTATCAATGATATTGTTAAAGACAATTTAGAAACAACAAAGAAAACCCAACTACCGTTCTTTTAAGTTGTTGGGTTTTTTCTTGCATTAGAATTAATATTTTTTTCAAGTTGAGCAAGTAGTCGCCTTTTCTCTTTCATATTAAGTTTGTCAAAGTTAGCCTTTGTTTGAGCATACACCGTCTTTAAAACTTTAGGATCAGTAGCAGGTTTCGGTGTGCCTTTGCTAACAGGTGCGGAAGCACCGCCCGCAATATTTTTGCCTGACATTTTATCTTTAACCAATGTAGTAAAAATAGTCTGCATTCTTTTGGCATCCATTGGCTGAGTTGTGTCAATTTTTTTAGTATCTACATTTTTAGATTGTAAAAACTTAATAACATCATCTGTAGTAGCAGTCTTAAACTTTTTTCCTTGACTTCCCAATATACCGGCAAACTCAGTTTCCATGTCCTTAACTGTTTGTTTTACATCAGCAGCACCTGCTTTTTCAGCTCGACGAATAGCCCTAGCTTGTTTGGTAATAGGTATAAATTCATCAAGTTGTGATTCAGTCAGAATATCATTCAATTTCATTACAAAGATCCTTAGTTGTTATATGTATTTATTAGTTTTGAATAGTTACTTCGTAACTATTAGTTTTCGCTAACGCTCAAACTACAATACTTCGTTTTGATTAAATGATTTATATATACAACATTCATTATCACGTAAGTGATAATGTTTAAGTTTCATGTAGATTGTTTCAGTCAGACGGAACCTTTTACGGTTCCATCTAATCTCAAAATGCGCTTCATGTGAGTCTGCACCAGCCGAGACTTGGAAGTAGGTAATTGTTTATACACAAAGTACAATGGGCTCTGACCTTTCCCAACCTACGTCGACATCGCTGTTTCCAGCTACCTCTCGCTTCGTTCCTATTGCTAAAGAGTTTTTATGTACTGTG